CACGGAGATCCGGAACACGCAGTCACAGCTTAAGGATGTTGAGAAGCTGCTGAAGCTGGATCCCGGCAACACGGAGCTGATGGCGCAGAAGCACCGGCTCCTGGGGGATGCGGTCCGGGAGACGAAGGAGAAGCTGGAGACGCTGAAGACGGCGGCGGAGCAGGCGAATGACGCGCTGGCGAGGGGCGAGATCTCCCAGGGGCAGTATGACGCATTGCAGAGGGAGATCATCGAGACGGAGAATAACCTGCGGGACCTGGAGCAGCAGGCGGACAGGTCTGCCGTGGCGCTGCAGAAGATCGGGGCTGCCGGGGAGAAGCTGCAGGGGGTGGGTTCGGCCATCGAGGGCGTGGGGAAGAAGCTGATGCCGGTCACGGCTGCCGTGGGCGGACTGGGCACGGCGGCGGTGAAGGTGGCGGCTGACTTTGACTCGGCCATGAGCCAGGTGGCGGCTGTGTCCGGGGCTACAGGGAAAGACCTGGAGGCACTGCGGGACAAGGCGCGGGAGATGGGGAGCAAGACGAAGTTTTCCGCATCCGAGGCGGCGGAGGCTATGAACTATATGGCCATGGCCGGGTGGAAGACCGGGGATATGCTCTCCGGCATCGAGGGGATCATGAACCTGGCGGCGGCTTCCGGGGAGGACCTGGCGACCACTTCCGACATCGTGACGGACGCTTTGACTGCCCTGGGGCTGTCGGCGGAGGATTCGGGGCATTTCGCGGATATCCTGGCGGCGGCGAGCTCAAACGCGAACACGAACGTGGCCATGATGGGGGAGACGTTCAAGTATTGCGCGCCGGTGGCCGGGGCGCTGGGGTTCACGGCGGAGGATACGGCGGAGGCCATCGGGCTGATGGCGAACGCGGGGATCAAGTCTTCCCAGGCGGGGAC